TCGGGGCGTAAGCCTGGTTCGGATCTTTCCCCCAATGAGGCCCGCCGGTTGTTCCTTGCCGAGGTTGCTACTGGTGCCACTAACCCTACCGCTTTGGCGAAGGTTGGTCGCTCCCTGTCTTGGTATGAGGCTTCACGCCGCGACTACCCAGAGTTTAAGCGGGATGTGGATAACGCTCGTGCTGTTCTTAAAGAAGTAAAAACTACGGGTAGGGAACCTGTTGGGGATTTCGCGTCGTTTCGACGCACGTTCCTCAACCGGGAAACTTACCCCCACCAACAGGGCTGGATCGATCTGCTTGAGGGCCGAGAGCCGGAGTTGTTTCATCCGGCCATTGAGTACCAACCAGGTCAAGCTAGCCGTATTTTGATTAACACCCCACCTGCCCACGCGAAGTCGCAGACGGTTTCTATTGACTACGTTGTGTACCGGATTTGTAAGAACCCTGACACCCGCGTGATCCTTGTGTCTAAGACACAGAAGATGGCGCAACAGTTCTTGTACGGTATCAAGCAGCGACTAACACACCCAGCGTACGCGAAGTTGCAAGCCAACTTTAGCCCTGAGGGTGGTTTTAAGAAAACTGCTGACTCGTGGACTGCCAACCAAATCTATTTGGGTGGTGAGGAGCGGGATGGTCAGGAGAAAGATCCAACGGTTCAGGCCATTGGTATTGGTGGGCAGATCTATGGTGCCCGCGCTGACCTAATTATTATTGATGACGCGGTGGTGTTGGCTAACGCGGCTGAGTGGGAAAAGCACATGGACTGGCTGCGTATCGAAGTCAGTTCCCGCCTGGCCCCCACGGGCAAACTACTGGTTATTGGTACGCGCGTTGCGCCCATTGACCTGTATCAACAACTTATGAACGGTGACCACTACGTTTCAGGTACGTCACCTTGGACACGTTTCTCACAACCCGCTGTGTTGGATTATGGTGGCGGTAACTCTGAGGAATGGTTGACCTTGTGGCCTAAGGCCGAGGTTCCCTTTGAGGGGTCTGAGGGTGAAGAGCCTGACGAGGATGGTTTGTTCCGTCGCTGGGATGGCCCCCACCTTGACAACGTGCGTGGCGCTGTTGGCCCCCGCATCTGGTCTATGGTTTACCAGCAACAAGACGTTTCAGAGGATGCAATCTTCCACCCTGCTGCTGTTCGCGGAAGCGTAAACGGTATGCGTAAAGTGGGCCCACTGAACGGGCAGGCCGCTGGGCACCCCGCCAACCCCGAGGGTTTCTACATTGTTTGTGGGCTAGACCCCGCAGCTGACAAAGATACTGCTGCTATTGCTATGGCAGTGGATCGCCAGTCCGGTAAGCGTTACATCCTTGACGCGGCCCGCATGAGCGGTGCCACCCCATCAAAGATTTACGACCTTGTTACCTCTTGGACGGATAGGTACCGTCCGCAGGAATGGGTCATTGAATCCAACGCTTTCCAGTTGTACCTGGTTCACGACGAAAACTTGAACAAGTATTTGAACGCCCGTGGTTGCGTTATCAAACCCCACTACACGTCCCGCATCAACAAGTGGGATGAGGGTTTTGGTGTGGCAAGTATGTCAACCCTGTTCGGCACTATCGAAACTGCTAGTGATAAGAACCGTGTCGCCCGATCAATGGGTGACAACCTTATCGAACTTCCCCTCGTTGAAGGCACTGAGGGTTTGAAGGCCCTAGTTGAGCAACTGGTTTCGTGGCAACCCAAGACCCGTAACAAGACTGACCTTGTGATGGCGTTGTGGTTCTGCGAACTTTCAGCCAGGGCAATCATTGGGCAAACAACCAGTGATATGAACTGGTTCACAAAGAACCCTTACTCGTCTCCACGGAGCATGAGTCAACGAGCGGTTATTGACTTGAACGAGTGGGCGGCAACCCGAAATGAAATGGTGATCTAATGGCTGATGCGACAATGGCACAATACGCGGAGAGCGATATCCGCCGACGCTTTGACGTGCTCAAGTCTCGTTACGCTGAACGCGATGGCCGAATGAACAAGGTTGCCTCGGTTCGTGGAGGCAACTACGAAGAAGCCTTTCCAGGTTTGTTCCCATCGGAATGGCCCAAGCCAATTGTTGCCAACTTCATTGACACCGTTGCCCGTGACCTTTCAGAAGTGATCGCACCACTGCCCACGTTTTCGTGTTCACAAAACAACATGACCGACGACAATAAGCGAACCAAGGCAGACAAGCGCACCATCATTGCTAACCACTACATATCCGCCTCGAAGCTTGGCCGCGAAATGTATGCTGGTGCAGACCAATACGTCACTTACGGTTTCCTACCTTTCCGTGTTGAACCAAACTTCAAAGACCGCCGACCACACATCACGGTTGAAGATCCAATGGGTTCGTACCCAGAGTTTGACCGTTGGGGAAACTGCACCGCTTTCGCCCGACGCTTTCTAAAACCCACATCGGAACTTTGTGCAATGTTCCCTGAGTACGCCGACAAACTAAAAAACAAGAACCAGGGCCAGTACACCCCCGGTGACACAATGCTTGAAGTGGTTCGTTGGGTGGATGACAAGCAAGAAATCATGTTCGTCCCTGAACGAGCAAACCTGATCCTCGCACAAACAAACAACCCACTAGGGCGTTGTCCTGTTGTGGTTGCCCGCAAGCCTTCCTTCGACGGTCAACAACGTGGACAATTTGATGATGTGCTTTGGGTACAGATGGCTCGTGCGAAGTTTGCGCTACTCTCACTTGAAGCAGCCCACAAAGCTGTTGAAGCCCCACTGTTCGTACCATCGGATATTCAACACTTCCCCATCGGTGGGGACGCAATCATCCGCACCCGTGAACCACAAAACGTGCGACGTGCGCCAATCGAAATGCCACAGTCCGCGTTCGCCCAAGCACAATCCCTAGACCAAGAAATGCGAAACGGGGCACGCTACCCCGAAGGCCGTCAAGGAAACATTGACGCAAGCATCATCACAGGTCGCGGCGTCCAAGCACTCATGGGTGGCTTTGACACCCAAATCAAAACCGCACAGGACGTTCTTGCTGACACGTTTGTTGAAGTTATACAAATGTGTTTCGAACTTGACACCATGTTGTTCCCCCTTGATAGCAAGGAAATCAAGGGACAGCAGAATGGTAATCCTTACACCATCAAGTATGTTCCTCAGCGCGACATCGGAACTGAGACTGGTGTTGAGGTAACTTACGGTTTGATGGCTGGTCTTGATCCTAACCGCGCATTGGTTTGGTCGTTGCAGGCTTTGGGTGCTGACCTTGTTTCCAAGTCGTTTGTTCGACGCAACTTGCCAAACTCAATGAATGTTAAGACTGAGGAAGAACTCATTGACGTGGAGCGTTTGCGCGAGGCAGGGTTCCAGGGTGTTGCTGCTTATGTGCAGTCCATTCCTGCTATGGCTGCCCAGGGGCAAGACCCCACTGATGTTGTTACTAAGCTTGCCTCAATCATTGAAGCCCGTAAGAACGGCACTCCGATTGAGACTGCGATTGCGGATGCTTTTGCTCCGCCACCACCACCGCCTTCCCCTCAGACGGAAGCAGGTGTAGCCGGTCAGCAGATGCCTAACGAACTTGGCTCTCCCGGTATGCCTGCCCCTGAGGGGACACCTTCTGGTATGCCACCTGGTATGCAAGAAACTGGACTCCCGCAGGGTGTTGCACCTGGTCAAGCGGGTATGGCTCCTGGTGGTCGTCCAGATATGCAGACTCTCCTTGCTGGGTTGTCTGCTTCCGGCGCACCGAACCTTTCGGCTAGCGTTGTCCGCCGCCAACCGGCGTAACAAGATAGGAAAACAATATGGCTAAGAAGATGCCGAGTTTCGGCTCTCAGGGCACTGCTGCTCCGGTTAATACGGCAGAGCCAATCAAGGCAGGTATGGCTACTGACACGGATCGTAGTGCGTCTGGCCCAAGCGTAACTCAGGCTGGGGTTCAGGTTCCTGGTGTTGGTAACAACGACAAGCGTAAGGTTAAGTAGTGCCAGGGATGGGGCCGGTTAAGCCCGTTCGCAAGCCCAAGCCGTTTAAGGCTGGTAAGCCCGTTAAGGCTAAGCCGGTTCGCAAGGGCAAGGTTTACTAAATTAGTTCTACTTTGATTGAGGTGAAACATGGCAGAGCAAGGTGGTTACAGAAAGCCTAGCAATCCTGCTCCTGTTTCAGGGCCTGGGTCACTATCGAAACGTACCGATGGTGGCCCTGGTCAACCTGTTCGTGAAGTTCCTGCCGCCTATTATGGCGAGCGTCAAGAGATGCGTGATATTCAGGGTGGTGCTCAGATGGCTCAAGGCTCTATGCCCACAGGAAGCCCTACGATGCCTTCTAACGGCATGACCCCCCCTTCTGCGCCTATGACCCCAGGCCAGGGCGTTACGCCCCTCACAGACCCAACTGAGCGCCCCGATGAACCTGTCACTGCTGGAGCAGCACTGGGCCCAGGCCCAGGTACTGAGGCTTTAGGTTTGCCTTCGTCAAACGAGGATGCACAACGACTTTTGAAGTACCTTCCGGCTATCATGCGTCAGGCTGAAACACCTGATTCTGGTCAGCAGATCAAAATGCTTGCACAGTATTTGCGGGGTATCTCAAATGGACAATAACTCCATGAGTTTCTGGGATCGTCTGGGTATGTACTTGGACGCTGTTGGTATTGGTGAAGCTGGTACGGCGTGGGATCTTGCTGGCGCACCCATGCCGGATCAAGACCACCGCGATTTTGCTATGCTCCTGGTTGGGGGTCAACCTAAGTGAGTTTGTGGCAAGATTTTAAGGACAGCCTTTACAATAAGGTTACTGGTGGCGACGGTTTCCAAACATCCGACTTAACTCGATTCACCCAACCCTTAATGCAGGGCAGTGTTGGTATTGGTTCGGCCATTGACATTTTTAAGGGAATTGAACCTATCCGTGCCTCGGCATCTGAGGCTGTTGCTAAATCAAGTGACCCATTTGTTTCTGCTGTTGCAACTAAGTATGAAGCCGCGCAGGGACGGGCACTTGAATCTGTTGCACTTCCTTACCGTTATGGTGTTGCACGCCCACTGACAACAGCGATGATGGCCATTGACCCTGGCCGCGAGCGTTTAACGGGTAGTAGTTTTGGTGAACTTGGTAACTTGTGGAACGCATCTGAATATGTTTCCCCAGGTCAGGAAATTGTTGCTGGTTTCAATAACTACATTGGCGATAAGAATGATTCTTCTGCACGCGAGCAGGTTAATGCCGCGATTAAGCAACGTCAACGTCTAAAAGACTTTGAAAACAACTGGGCCGCCAATATTGTTTCTGGTGGTTCAGACCTTGCGTTCAACTGGTATCTTGACCCCCTGAACCGTGTAGGTCAGGTTACAAAGGAAGTTAAGTACGCCCGTAGTAATCAGAGCATTGCCAAAGAGACTGAGCAGATTGCGGAAAAAACTGGTACTGCTTGGGAAACTATCAAGTGGTTAACTAAAACTGGCGACGTAACCACTATCAATAATTTTCTTAAAGGAACTAACCCACAACTTGCTAGTGCTTTTTCTCAGTCAACCAGTGAATCGGAAACTGCACTAATCTGGATGGCTTCGCGCGGAAACAAGCAGGCTATTGATGAACTTGCTAAAACTAAAACTGTTCTGGCTAGAGAAATTGAAGCCAATAGAAGTATGTTTGGTTTTGCAAAAGTTAGCGGATACCCAATGTCGCCTAACTGGGATGATGCTATTCAAAAAGAATACGATGGACTTCTTTATCGTGACGAGTTTCTTGCAAACGCGATTGCTACCGCTCGAACCAATGTTGCGGTAAGGGCCACTAAGGGTCAGGACTTGAGTATTGGAACAGCTCAAGGTTTAACTAGGTTTGGTCAAGACGCAGCTATGGCCAGACAGCGTAGTGCTTTTGAAAGGGCTGAGGCGAAAACCCGCGCGGCGTTCGGTGTTGATGAAACTATTGTTCCACAAACCTTTTATGTTGGCGAAGGCGCTCGCAAGGTTAACGTATGGAGCAGGGCTCCCCGCCTACAACAAGCCGTCGGTGCCTCATACAACCAGGGTAGTGCTACTGGTATTTTTAATTTACAAGGGGCTAACGCATCTGATGGTGCTGTTGAGTTGCAGGCGAACCTACGCAGTGGCCCCCTTCGTGATTTGTTTACTGGTGAAGAAAGCTTGGCCCGCGTTAATTATTTCCTTAACGCACCTAACGCAGGCGCACAGAACGCCATACTTGAGAAGATCGAAAAAGAGGGTGTTGAGTTAATCGCCAAAAAGTATGGCATCACAGATCAAGCCACTATTGATATGGTCAAAGACTTTATTGTTAGCAACAAAAACGGTTCCGTTCAGCAAGTGCTCAAAGATGGCAAAGCAACATGGGTTGATGAGGGTGGCGATATCAACATTGCCCCTTTCCTTGAAACTCAAACGCCAGACACTTACGTTATGCTTAACTGGAAAGAAGTGGATAGCGCGATGCGCAACGCCGCTGAGGGATTTTCTGGCCCCCAACTTGGGACTAGGAGCGCTGGCGAAAAAGCGACCTACGCTTACGAAGCTTTTAACTCCGTGTGGCGACCGGCTGTTCTGTTCCGTTTAGGTTACCCTGTTCGAAACGTCAGTGAAGGTTGGTTCCGGTTCGCTTCCGTGACTAATGCGATGATGGCTGCGGATCAACTTATCCCTGGTGTCCGCAACTTTGCCAAGAACCGTAAGAATGGTTTCATTGCCAAGCAGTTTGGTAAAGACATCCC